AAATAATAGAGCGTCGGTTAGCAAAAGGTTTACGAACTTTTACGGGAGCATATATAATTACTAATCAAGGTGTAAAAGCAAGAAAATCTGAGGTTGTAGTTGATAATTTTCTTAAGCCGATCTGGGAAAATAAGGACAAGGTGGCGGAAGTTGCTTGCCAAACCAATTCGCTCAAAAAAACCCACGAGGAGATGGCTAGGTATCGAGGGTGGGGAGGAGGAGGTTTTATGTCTTACGAAGTCGTTTCCGACCTCAACTACACACCTGTACTGGACAAGGCAGAAGACCGTTTTAGTTGGGCAAATGCAGGTCCAGGAGCAAAACGAGGATTAAATAGGATACATGGTAGAGACCTTAAAAAAGTTTTGCCGCAAGATCAAGCAAACTTAGAGATGCATCATTTACTTAAATTAGCACCTCAACATATAGCAGACCATGTACCGCTCAAACAAGTAGATATGCGATGCATAGAGCATAGCTTATGTGAGTGGGATAAATACCAACGAGTATTTCTTAAGCAAGGTAGACCTAGAAGTAGGTTTACATTTACAGAAATTGTAGTGCCAGAAGGGAGAGTAATATAATGATACCTATTTATATACCTACTAGGGGAAGAATAAACAAACAAACCACATGGGAAAGTATAGGCTCAAAAGCTAGATCAATGGCTGTGTTAGTTTGCCCAGATAATGAAGTATCTACACATGAAAGTTATGGCAGGAAGACATTGAGCCGAGGTGATATAACAGGTATAAATAATGCACGACAGTTTATACTAAAACATGCGTTGGAGAACGAACATGATAAAATTATTATTTTGGATGACGATCTTATATTTGGTCGTCGCATATCTGACGTAGCACCTAGTCTACGTAAAACCAAACCAGAAGAAATGCATGAGCTATTTGATATTATGAGTGAACGTTTAGATTCATATGTGCATGTTGGTGTAAGCCCAAGACAAATGAATGATAAACATTTTCCTGCTCGTTGGAAGGAATGTATGAGGCAAAATGCTGTTCATGGTATTCAACCAAAAGTATTAAAAAAGGAACATCTACGTTATGACACAGTAGACCTCATGGAAGATTATTATATGACACTCAGTTTATTTAAACTAGGCTATCCTAATATTATGATTACTGACTGGACGTGGGATCAACGTGGTACATCAGGTGCTGTAGGAGGCTGTAGTTCGTACCGTAATGCTGAACTACAAGAACGTGCAAGTAAACAACTTGAAGCTATGTTTCCAGAACATGTGAAGGCTGTTAAAAAAGAAACTAAAACAGGTTGGGATAATATGAAAGTACGTTGGGATGTACGTGTACAATGGCGAAAGGCGGCAATGGATGGAAACTGTATCTAATAACTATCAAGACCCACCTAACTCTATACAAGTAGAATTTGTTGAGGGCTGTAATTTAGCTTGTTCTTTTTGTGGTATACAGGCGATACGTGATAATGGTGCTGATGGTCCGAACGATATACACGGTAAAAAGTCTGGTCCATATAAAAACCTGACTATACAAACAGCCGAAGCTATTTGTGACCAAATCAGGGAGGCTAACTGGAATCCTCGTATTGAGTTTGCCATGCACGGTGAGCCAACTATGCACCCTTTCTTCGTTGAGATGGTAGGCTTGTTTAGAAAAAAGTTACCAAAAACCTCTCTTATGATGACGAGTAATGGAGGAGGGTTGTTAAAAGATACTGAGGAAACAGTCAATAAACTAATGGACGCAGGAATCAATGTTTTGTTTTTAGATAATTATGAACGTATAAAAATAGTTGATAAAATTAAAGAACGGTACAATGGTCCGCACCCTGTTTACGAATACCCTAGTGATCGCCAAGCTAACCCACACCGTAGAAGAAGACATGATGATCATGATATAGTAGTTGGTATGGATCTTACACTCGCAACAAATGGCACTCATGCACAAGTAAGCAATCATGCTGGATCTGCTTTCCCACTAAATTATAACCAATCAGGTAAACGATGTGCAAAACCTTTCCGTGAGTTAAGTATACGTTGGGATGGTAGTGTGGCTGTATGTTGTAACGATTGGATTGGATGGTATAAGTGTGGTAATTTACATCAAACAAATTTATCGGATATATGGCAAGGTGATGCTTTCCATGCCGCACGTCAAAAATTGTATCACGGACAACGCAACTTCGGTCCGTGTAACGGTTGTGACAATGTAACACTTCGTAACGGTTTGTTACCAGACCGTATGGGTAGACAAAGTTTACCTGAGCCAGATGCACAAACAGAAGAACATATACAAAAAGCTCTTGGCAATGGCACGTATACACCCAAAGTCAAAAAGCATTTTGACTTTATTTAAACACCATACAGCCACTAGACGCTTGCTTTTAGTAGTTGTACACGTAATAATAAACTCAGCCGCTCGAGCGGCTTTAAAACCACATAGAAAGGCGGTAAAAAATGGCAACATTTAATAGCACTATTGTGAGGGGTGCTCATACTATCACAGCTAGAAATGTCAGTGATGCTCTCTGGCTTGCAAAACAAAAATTAGAAAATAGTGGTACAAAGGTTGAAACAAGAAATGGTAGGGCTATTGAGTTAAGAGAGCCTATAGCTATTGTATATAATCAACCTATGGAGCGAGTATTATTCTACCCTGAACGTGATGCTAACCCTATTTTCCATTTTATGGAAAGCTTATGGATGTTAGCAGGACGGCATGATGTTGAGTGGATTGCTAAGTTCAACAAACGTATGGCAGAGTATAGTGATAACGGTAAACAACTTCAAGGTGCGTATGGCTATAGATGGCGCAAATACTTTCATACCGATCAGTTAGTAAAAGTAATTTATAGGCTACGCACATACGAAAATGATAGACGAACTGTTTTAACAATGTGGGATGCTGAGGAAGATTTGCGGTTGGATAATGATTGTAAAGATCATCCTTGTAACACTCATATATATTTTAGTATCCGTGATAGAACATTAGATATGACAGTATGCAATCGTAGTAATGATATGATATGGGGAGCGATGGGTGCTAATGCTGTGCATATGTCAATCTTACAAGAGTATGTAGCCGCTAGAGTCAATGCCAAAGTAGGTATCTATACTCAGTTTAGTAATAATCTACATGCCTATTTAGACACCCTCAAAACTTTAAAAAATATGCAACCTGATTATAATTCTTATGGGTCACGTGGTATTTATCCTTCACGCATCGTAACTAGAGCAACTTCCTTTATAGAAGAGCTAGAGTTGTTTATGGAAGACCCCATGAAAAAACATCCATATAGCAATAAAATATTTCCAGAGTTAGCTCAACCTATGTGTAGAGTTTGGGAAGCTTGGAAACAAAAAGAAATATTTTTAGCATTAGATTTATGTAAAGAAATAGTTCCTGATGATTGGCATATAGCTGTACATGAGTGGTTAGAAAGAAGAGTGAACAATGGATAAAAAGTATAGTGATATTATAGAAAAGGTAAAACAATTATCGTATGAGGATGTGTTTGGTTTAGATGAAGCTGAAAAAAGTTATGGTGATAGTTGGAAGCAACGTGGCGGTGTAGGTGCATTTATGATGTTAGCACGTAAATGGGATCGCCTTGAAAAACAAGTAGAACAACAAAACTATGATGTTTTTAAAGCGGCTGAACTAGACATGCGGGATGAGGGTATCCTTGATGATTTAAAGGATTTACGTAGGTATTTATTTTTAGTAGAGGCTGAGATACGTATGCGTAATGGAAAGTAAACTTGATAAAACTGTCGTAGCACAATGCGAATGTTTAAGAGATAAAAAAGTATTGACATTTAGGCAACTCAAAAATAAGTGGCCGATCTGTCGTTACTGTAATCAACCAATGAAAGTAAAGGCAGATGATGCAGTTCCCCTTGTTCACACCACCGACTGAGTGGGTAATGCCAGATGGCTACCCTGATATATCGGAAGCACGTGAAGTAGCCATAGACCTTGAAACAAGAGACCCTAACCTTAAATCTCTAGGGAGTGGGTGGGCTAGGAAAGATGGTCACGTGATTGGTATAGCTGTAGCAGTAGAAGGTAGTTCATGGTACTTCCCCATACGACATGAAAACGGCAGTAATTTAGATGCAAAGCAAACACTTCGGTGGCTTGCTTCTGTCTGTTCTGTAGAACGAGATTACATAATGCACAATGCAATGTACGACCTCGGATGGTTATGGGCAGAAAACATAGAAGTAAAAGGTCGTGTTGTTGATACTATGATTGTTGGTGCATTGCTTGATGAAAACAGATTTAGTTACGCATTGAATGCACTTGGTAAAGATTATTTAAATGAACGTAAGAGTGAAAAAGAGTTATATGAAGCCGCAGAATCATTTGGGGTAAATGCTAAGTCAGAAATGTGGAAGCTCCCTGCACATTTTGTCGGTCAATATGCTGAGCAAGATGCGGCATTGACACTTAGATTATGGAATAATTTCAAAGGCTTAATCGTTAAAGAAGATATAGCTAACATATTTGATTTAGAAATAAATGTTCTTAAAGTGGTTTTTGAAATGCGTAAGAAAGGAGTGCGTGTAGATATAGCTAAAGCTGAGGAACTAAAAGAACAATTAGAAAAACAAGAGCAAGAAGTATTGTCCGCTGTTGGTGGTGGTGATATAGATATATGGGCGGCATCAAGTATAGCTAAAGCATTTGATAAACAGGGGTTACGATATCCAAAAACAGAAAAAACTAAAGCTCCTAGTTTTACTAAAAACTTTCTGGCTAATCATGAACATGCTCTTCCAAAAGCAGTAGTAAGAGCTCGTGAACTTAATAAAGCACGTACGACTTTTATAGATACTATACTAAAACACAATCATAATGGGCGCATACATGCTGAAGCACATAGCCTCCGTAGTGATGAAGGTGGCACAGTCACAGGTCGTTTTAGTTATAGTAACCCGAACTTACAGCAAGTTCCCGCTCGTAATGCTGAAATAGGTCCAATGATTCGCGGATTGTTTTTACCAGAACAAGGTGAGTTGTGGGGTGCATTTGATTACAGTAGCCAAGAACCACGACTTGTTGTTCATTATGCGAGTTTGTTAAAGTTAGATGGCGCACAAGCTTTTGCTGATCAATATAATATAGATGCTAACACAGACTTTCATCAGATGGCGGCTGATATAGTGGGTGTACCTCGTAAACAAGCTAAAGATATAAACTTAGGATTATTCTATGGCATGGGTAAGAACAAACTCGCAGAGCAGTTAGGTTTAGATTATGAAGATGCTAAAGAACTATTTGCAGAGTATCATGGAAAAGTACCCTTTGTCCAACAACTCTCTGAGTATGTAGTAAATCGTGCTTCTAAAAAAGGAGCTATACGCACTCTGTTAGGTAGGCGATGTAGGTTTGATAAGTGGGAACCAAATGCTTATGGAACTTATAAACCCATGAGTCATGCTGATGCACTAGCAGAACATGGTCCAGCTATCAAACGTGCTTTCACTTATAAAGCTTTGAATAGATTAATACAGGGTAGTGCGGCTGATCAAACAAAAGCCGCTATGGTCGCATTGTATAAGGAAGGCATTACACCACTGATACAAGTTCATGATGAGTTAGATATATCTGTGGCTGAGCCAGAGCTGGGTAAGAAAATACAAGAAATTATGGAAACGTGTGTGGATATGCAGATACCTAGTATTGTTGATGCAGAGTTTGGTCCAAGCTGGGGTGAAGCAAAAAAGACATTTAGTGATAAACCTTGGAGTAGAGGAGTAAAAGATGGCAGAACAAAAATGCAAGACAACACCAAACATTAAAACTTTAATGACAGCATGGGACGCACAGTTCTTAATTAGATATCATACTGTTCCATTACAAACAGAGAGGCAAACCGTGGGAGCTCATTCATATGCAGTAAGTGTTCTATTAAATCAACTTTGGCCTGATAGTAGTAAACAACTCATTTTATCAGCACTTTACCACGATGTAGCTGAAGTCATATTAGGTGATATCCCTGCTACTGCTAAATGGGGATACCCAGAGTTAAGAAAAGCTTTTGAAAAAGCTGAAACACAAGTAATGAAAAGTTTAGAGTTAGATTTTGTTTTAACTAAAAAAGAAAAAGACCGATTGAAAATGGCTGACATGTTAGAGTTGGTGATGTATTGTAATCGGCACTCTTCGTTGCCACAAATGAAAATGATACGAGATGCTGGAAACGACTACTTATTAGAAAATTTTATTAATAATAAAGACTTTGAACCTGTAGCTAGTTTGCTAAGACATTTAGGTTTGGATTAAAAAGATAATAAAAATGGGGTCGTAAGGGTAATAATTGCCAATAGGTATGTTATATTATATATAGGTATTGCATTATAGAAAGGATGTACCTATGGATTGGCAACAGTATGAAGACTATATGCTTAGTTATGCTAAGTCTTACACTATAACAGAGTTCCTTGGTCGGGCTACATATAATACATACCATTATGATACTATTGTTTCATGTGCAAAAGCATATCATGATATGCGTAAAAACTCACCTAACCGTAGGGTTCTTGTGTATGCTGTGTGTCAGCCACCTAATCGTAAGCTAAGTGTTAGCTTACCTATAGCACCCGAGTTACTACCATGAATTTATTTTGGTTATCACTAGACCCCGAGCGGTGTGCTCAAATGCATTGCGATAAGCATGTCGTTAAGATGCCATTAGAAACAGTACAGATGTTATGTACTGCTCACTGGATACATGGTAATGATGCACCTTATTTACCTGTGCATCACAAACACCCTTGTACTCTGTGGGTAGCACAAACGATAGAAAACTACCGCCTCGCTTGGTGGTTAGGATATTATTTATTTAAAGAGTTTACATACCGATATAACAATGTTCACCAATCAGAGTCGGTATTGTATTCGGTGCGTTGTCACCCTCCTGCTATGACTGCCCGAGGTTACACTAAGTTCCCTCAAGCCATGCCAGAAGAGTACAAGCACCATGATGTAATGGTCGCATATCGTGACTATTATGTTGGTGAGAAAAAAGGTTTTGCTAAGTGGACTGGCAGACCTGTTCCAAACTTTATGCAGAAAGATAAACACTATGGAAACTAAAGATATAAAAATTGATATTGAGACTTACAATGTTCTTCGTCAAGCGGCAGATGCTGAGTGCCGTTCTATACCAATGCAGATCCGTTGGTTAGTTAAAAACTCTAATAGTGGTTCTGTTCCACGTGTGGTGCAAACTCAAATACCTACTATGAGGGTTTGTAAAACTAAACCTAAAAGAGTTAAGGCTCAAGCGAATGCTCAGATAACTAATCCAGATACTAACTTGAATAAAGTTTTAATAATATTTGATAGTGGATTGACTTTATGTAGTAAAGACTTTAGGCATGTAGTCCATGCTTGGGGGGAAGTAGATGCGTCACGTGAGCTAAATGCGCTAGAGAGACGTGGCGATGTGGTTAAGATTGGTAATACCAAACCATATCACTATTGTCTTTCTCCGCTAGGACGTGAGCGTATAAATATAATCAAAAGGAGTAAGCTATGAAACCTTTGTGGGAAATCTATAAGGTAAAAACTACCACTAACGAAGTTCACTGGATATTAGATGGACAACTCGTTAAATCACCCATCGTATTTTATGGGTTAGAAAATTTACATATCTTCATGGAATCATTTCATGAGATTAATAAAGTGCATACTCCGACTAAAGTCCGGTCGGGGGATGCATCAACACCAAAGCACCCATATGATAGGGATGATCAATATTGGGAGGAGACACAATCATGATGGATGGACACAAAAGATTAATGCTTGAAAAACAAAAACTTGATGAGCTTGCCGCTGAGTCTACAAGTATGAAAGACTTCGCTAGTAAGTTAGGTTTCACATATATAACTGCTAGGAATATTGCTGAGTTATACGGTGTGACCGTTCCGGATGGTAGAGTAGGTGTAACTAAAAGCAATCAAGTTGCCCGAAACGCAGATATTTATAATCTTAGACAAATTCATGGTTTGAGTTATTCTGCTATCGGTAAAAAATATGGTATTACCAGACAGCGAGCGCATGGTATTTATAAAGCAGAGCACAAAAAACTTGCACTCACCATGTAAATAGGTATTATTAAATATGGTTTTGTTTACAGAAAGGAGCTAACCATGACACAAGAAACTATACTAAAAAACCTTGATACTTTTAAAAGCTGTGCTCATGATGCACATAATTTATCTATGGGTATTACAGACCTTGCAGAAGTTTATGCAGAGACAGCTATGCTTATTGAGTATATAAAAGCTAAGTATCCTCAAGCTTATCAAGAAGCTATGTTGTTTGTTGAAAAGCATAATCAAGAAAAAAGGGAGGCTAATAGTGGTTGATTATTTTATTGATGATGGGTGGTTGCGTGTATGCGACTTACCCCCTCACGGCTCTCCAGCCGATCGTGGTAGTGCTGACCGTTATTACGGTCGGCCTTGCCGACCACATTATTATCCGGATGGCACATATAAGGGACAACGGATTGAGTTACCCTTTATGACACAGCAACAAGTGGAGGAATACACAGATGCTTGGGAAAAAGAAGAAAGTCGCAAAGACTACATCGGAGCTTATACGTCTACACATATTGAGTGCGACACAACCACGGAGGAATATTAAATGGACAGAAAAATTACTGAGACTCCTCTTCCAACGGACTTAGAGTATATTTGTTGTTTTGATTGGGCTGAGCCTACTAAGTTTGAAAGAGAGGTATTTAAAATTCACCCAGATAATACCAACGCTCGTATTAGTTTTCGTAATAACGGTAGCCAAGTTTGGGTTATTGAGTGGAATAATTTACGTATTTATGAGTGCGAACAAGATTATTACCATGATAAACAAACAGAGGTTCAATCTTCTTACTTACGAGTTAAACATAAAAAATGGAATAGGGGTTGACAGTCACCTCCCATTCGGTGCGAGCACTAAGTTTGTCGTTTCCTTAATGCTGTAGATGCCAGAACTATCACTTCCCCCATTGTATTCTCATACTCTGGTGATAGGAAGGTAAAGCAATGACTGTCGTAATTAATTAGTTGTAAATCTACAGAACACTTAGACATTATTTAGTTTGTTTATAATGGGTCACACTTTAAAATATATATATAACTTTAACTTCGCAGAAAGGAAGATTGATGTCAGATACTAAACGTAAAACATGGGCTTATGTCTATGGCGATGAGTGTGATTTTTTATGGGAGCATTTTGGTATGCCAGACAGGGATCCACTAGACCGTATAAAAATAAAACTTATTGGTTATCAAACGAGTGAGGAAGTTGAAGAGGAGCTCGGAATTAGACGACCGAGGATTAACAGATGTTAGCTGAAGCTGTTACATGTCTTGCCATGAATATTTATTTTGAAGCAAGAAACCAATCTACTATCGGGCAGATCGCTGTTGCACAAGTAACAATGAACAGGGTGCGTGATGGACGTTTCCCCGATACTGTGTGTGATGTAGTAAAACAAGGTCCAACATATACATGGAAACCTACTTATCCAATCAAACACAAATGTCAGTTCAGTTGGTGGTGTGATGGTAAAGCGGATAAGCCAACAGATACAACTGCTTATGAGAAAGCTCGTCTTATTGCCTTAGGAGTTTACCGAGGTGACTTAGATGATTTTGTAGATGGTGCAACGCACTATCATGCGACGTATGTTCTACCAGAGTGGTCAGAGAGCAAACAATATGTCGTACGGATTGATGACCATATTTTCTACAGATGGGAGTACTAACATGGGTAGAGTAAAAGCATGGGCGATGGAACAACAAGAAGATATCCAAGCTCAATTTATTGAGGGCAAAATAAACTCTAAAGATTGTACTATCTTATTAGAATCTACAGGTATGGATATTGAGGAGATAGAAGTTTTTATAGATGAGAACATGGCAGAGAATGCGAAAGCGATGACGTATAATGTGCTCGCGCGACAGTAAACTGCTAGTTTGGTGTACATCTTACCTTATAATATACATATAACTAACTAAGGAGATTATTATGAAAGAAAATACATATCATCAAAAACATTATACCTTTGGTGAGTGGGTAACACACATGGGTCGGGAGTCTTGGCTACCTGAGTGTCCAACAATACTTCCCGCAGACTTAGCAGATAGTCGCGACTGGTCGCTAATTGGTTGGTCAAAAGTATGCCCCGAACTTAGCATTTATGAGGCTAAGTTAAATGGCTATCACTATATTATCAAACAATTTAACGGTGGTGATTGTACATGGGATGTCACACGTATGCCACTTATGGATTCGGAGGTTTAAAATGAAAGAAAATATTATTGAAACATTTGCCGATGTATGTGCAACGTATGAGTTTATGGGCAACCCTCCACTCGTTACTGAGCATACCTATCATCAAGAGATATTAGGGTACAGTCATAACTGGACACATGAGCTTACCCTTGTAAGGATTGAAAAACCTATAGATGATGTAGCACGACACCCTAAAACAGAGTTGTACTTATTGATGCACCACATGATTCACAATGTCACACGTGCCCTCTCCCATCAACATTCTATACGGATTGAGTGTACGGATAGTGCAGATGCAGATGATTTATTTCTATATGTACATGAGTTTGCTAACGACTTCCCATATACTCATCACTCAGCTGTGGAGTTTGCAGAATGATAGTGTTTGCAATCATAGGTGTACTTGTCATGCTCTGCTTTATAATGTTGTCAAGATGAACAAGTAAGACACCCTTATTACACATCTTACTATATATTATACTTAGGCAATACTGCCACAAATCTAAATGGAGGTCTAAATGGGTAACATAATCAACTACCACTTAACAATCGCTAAAGAGTTACGCTTAAATGAGTGGACTAAAAAACTCGGGCAACAACATTTCAGTGTTCCTAACACTCCCACAACAATATGTGGGATGCCAATGCTCGGTAATAATTATGCTTCAGTTTACGGTCAAGAAGATAAAACACCTTGTCCTGAGTGTGAAGAAAATATGGCTTTTCGGCTTGATTGCTTAAACCAAGATATTTAGGAGGTTAACATGGGTTTAGATCAAAATGCTTTTATAGGCGTAATAACAGAAAAACGTACCGATCCAGAAACAGGACAAGAGTATGATAAAAAAATTATACAGGAAAGTTTCTATTGGCGCAAACATGCTCGCCTCCAAGAGTTTATGGAAGATCGGTGGGTGCAAAAAACAGGTAGGACAGCCGTAGAGTTAAACTGTGAAGATATGCGACTTACCGAGGAAGATATTAACTTGCTAGAAAAAGCCATACTTGACGGCTACACCGAACATGTTAGTGAGGGTGGTATGTTCTATGGTCACCAATTCCAAGAGGAGTCGGTAAAAGAATATCGTGAGTATGATTTACAGTTTGTGGAAAGAGCTCGTACGGCAATCGCCGATGGTACACACGTCATATATCACTGTTGGTGGTAATCAGTTAAACCCCAAAGAGTCATGGTCTACGGATCATGGCTCTCTTTTTAGTTTTATATATAGAGTAAGAATGAAATATTGAGTGAAGTGAAACAAAAGATATTACAATATCTGATATCTAATATCTGAGTATTCAAATATTTCAATACTTTGACTGGCCGCGCGACATTTTACACTCTTACTTTGTAATGAGTCGATTTTTGTTGTAGACTCTATTATAGAAAAGTAGAGTAAATTATGCCGAAAGCAAAAGTCACACATAAAAACTCTTTGGAAGTCGTAGCAAACCCTCGTGTGGAAACAGGGCTAACTCCTAAACAGGAAAAGTTTGCTATGATTTATGCTACAGAAGACCTAACCCAAACTGAAGCCGCATTACGAGCAGGATACGCTGAAAGTAATGCCCATGCGATAGCAAGCCGAATGTTAAATGGACGGGACTACCCACAGGTATTAGAAAGAATACGTGTCATTAAAACAGAGTTACAACAAAAGTTTGAAGTTACTTTTGATGGGCATGTACGGAAACTTGCAGAGATAAGAGACCAAGCTATGCAGAACGGTAACTACTCAGCGGCAGTCACAGCTGAAAAAAGTAGAGGGCAAGCGGCAGGACTCTACATAGACCGTAAAGAAATACTTACAGGTAAGATAGACCAGATGTCCCGTGAAGAAGTTTTGGTAGAAATAAAACGTATACAAGAAGAGTTCCCACAGTTACGTGAAGCACTAAGCCCAGCGATTGAAGGCCATGTCAACGAAACCTGAAACTGATTTGTGGCATTCTATCAGGGATGGGACAGCCTGTTTTGACGTGCATTGGACACGTGTAGAAGCATGGTCACTTCCTGGAGTACCTGATTTAAACGGATGTATGCAAGGATTGGACTTTTGGGTTGAACTTAAAGTTCTTACGACAAAGAGCGACAAGAAGTATCCTAAGTGGCGTCCTCACCAAATTGCTTGGCAGAGCTCAAGAACATCGGTTGGTGGAGTAGTTTGGAACTTGGTTCATCATCTTTCCTCCCACAGACTATTATTTTTGGATGGTCGGAACCTAGCAAAGAGATTGATGGAGGGAGATGAGGGAGTCTACGATGGATGGATGGATTACCCGATGGATTATGATGGATGGCGAGCTGTACTAGAACAGGTGACATCACGGCCGAAGTCATAAGACTTCTGGCACGAGGTCATATGAAGTCAGCAAACAAAGTTATCATTATGACAACTTAGGTGTTTACATTGATATGGTAACTGTGGTATCGTTAAGTGTGGCATGTGCCACGTTAATCAACCAACGCTCGTAGAAAGGAGCTCATCATGGCTAAATCAGCTGTTAAAAAAATCGCTACTACCGAAGTTACTTTTCAAGGTATTAAAGATATACCTGAGGATCGTAAAAAGTTGGGTGTCACTGTTGCTGACATCTTTAAGTTCGTGCAGGAAAATGCTGGTGGTAATCCCAATAATGTTGGTATACGTCCAGTCGCTAAACTGGTTGACCTTAAACAGGAGCTACCATTTCCTTTTGAAAGTAAGCGTACACTATATGAAGAAGACGGTGCTAAAAAAGCTAGGCTCCGTGGTCTTGTGGTGTGGCAGTTAATCAACTCTGGTACTAAGCCTATCACCCTTACTGATGTTGACAATGCACATAAGAAAATCAAAGCAAAGAAATATCACGCTTTGTTAGATGCTCTTAACGGTGGGCAGTCGCCATCAGCCAAAGCAACATGGGGAAATAATTATGTTGAGTTATACGTAATCCCAGCTTAACAATCACAAGGTGGGTGGCCGATGGTCACCCATTCTTTTTTGATGGATGGATGGATTGATGATGAAAGATGATGATTCATATATATGGGCATAGTCACATATATAGTCACCAAATAA